AATGCAAGGACTGAACTACAAGAGACTCGATGGCATCGCAAATAGCGTCTCACCCTACCGTGGGTCACTAAACAGATTTCCTATTGGTGATCGCAGACATAACACCAAATACTTTCTCGTTGGAGAGGAGGACAAAGAACGCGTGTTCAACATCGTTCATGGTCAGCGTTGGACGCATGTTTCTCTAACGAAGGCAGAGTATGAAGAACACGAGAAGCAAGGCTCACCCCGACTGTACAAGTATCAAGATGGTGATGGCTCATGGACATACTACAAGTACGAGGTGTCGCCAAACATTCTTGGCGTTGTGCGACCTGACAATACGTTTGAGTTTACTGGCGGAAGCTACGGACAGGGTGATCGAGGCATCATGTCAAATTGGTCGTATGGTTGGTTCTCTACTGAGTCACGCAGGGGTGGGATGATATGGTCGAGCAAAACCAATGGGGGTATACGCATCATGCCTATCTATCAGGGTATGCGCATCGACTGTGAAACTATGCAACCAACCAAGCCAATCACAGTCGTTGGTAGGAAAGTCGATCGCAAGGTGGGCAAAGACTTACTGGCTGGTTACGAAGGTTTCTACATGACGACTGAGGTCATGACCAAGGCGATGGACTACGAGGTGTTTGCCAAAACGATGCTTGAGGTGGTGAGTGAGCATGTACCTGACAATGACTTTTACCTAGACCATAAGGTGTACACATCGATAGCAGATAAATTGATTGATACCGCACCGCTTGATTCGGCAATGCTCTACATCTTTGCGTGGGACATTGGCAACATGCGTTGGAACTTGCGTAGGTTTTCAGACACAAACTTTTCTAGATATAGCGCACACGAGGACACACCGCACACGATGTTCTTGAATCTCAAACGCAGACTGAACAAGGAGGTATACAAAGTGAACGAGAAAGTGTTTAAGAAAGTTGAGTATGTTGACGGAGAGATGTACCCGCCTAGCGAGTGGGGCTACACAGTCATGGTTGATGGAGTGGAGGTGAAACAGTATGACTAATGTTATTAAAGTGGAGGTAAAGGATGTGTATGGGACATTGAAGTACTACCCCCTATGCGAGAAAGCGCAACTGTTTGCAGACATAGCAGGGACTAAGACTCTCACGCTACATGCAATCAAAAAGATCGAAGCGTTGGGATATTCAATCAGCGCCTCGACACGAGCAATAACTTTTTTAGGAGAGAGAAATGATGAGTAGATATTATCTTGATGGATTTGGTTCTGAGGATGAGTTGAATGAGTTGCTTGCCTCAGATGTACTCCCACTGGTACGTGAGTTGCAATTCAAGTACAACTTGAAAGTCATGGGGAAAGTAATGAATGTGGGCTACCCACAAACAGATAAAGATTCTTACATGATGTGCTACCCCAATGGGCTGGCTGTTTGTAAGGTGTGGACAACAAAGGTAGGTGGGGCTAACAACGATCAACTAGAGTTTTGTTTCCGTACACCACACTATGCCAAGTCTCGTGGCTCAGATCAGAATGATAGAGAGACCATCCGTAGCACAAAACTTTCATCATTGATGGCTGTATTAAAACGCCAGGAAGTTGTGCGTGATAAGAAAATAATCATGGATAGCAAAGTCAAACAAGTAAAGCTAGGCGTCTCTACCCTACGTAGAGCGATGGGTACTAGCGATAAACAGAATGCTTTTACGGCAGATGAAATTCATGTGATGTTAGCTACCTTACTAGGGGAAAGTACTGATGGAATTATTCCTGTTCTAGACCTAAATAAATGTAAAAATACACTTGACATTTACAAAGAAGCTGATAGGATACGAGATATAAAGAGAGAAGAATCCAAGCGGTTCTTCAAGAATCCTTTCTATCTCATTGGTATAGACGACTACAAGCACTTACTCATAGGCAAATTCAAGATGACCATACTGCACAGTGATACGACCAAGATTGAGTACGAGATCATCGAAGACTTCAAACGAGTCAAGACGATTGAGGAGTACCCCGAGCTAGTCCCATTGATGACAATGATGAAAGTCTCTTATGAAACTAAGGAATGTCGTAGGCTTGGTGTATTGAACTTTCCCATCATGGATGGCTATGACGAGGGGCTTGACGCGACTTTCTTTTATGGCAGTCAACCTACAAACTATGAGCAAGCGTGGATGGCTACCCCATGCCCCATCTGATTGGGGAACTGAGTCCTGTGGTTCACCCCAAGAATTGGGATTTGATTCGTGTCCCTGTTCGTAAGGTAGACGATCAGTACATCGTGTATGTGGCTGATGGGTTTCATCGCATATACACAGATGACACTTTGCCTGATGTGTTGAAGTCTAAGTTTGCAATGATTAATGCTAATGGAGAAAAGTTCTTGCCTGATTCAAAAATACTTAGACTGACACTCTACACAAACACACACGCCCCCGAACTCGATGAGGTTGGGTGGAGGGCAAGCGAAACCTACTACTGCCTAGTGGTAGATCGATTAACTTTAGAGTCACTGAAGAGTGGGATACAAAATGACGCCTGAGGGTACAGTCAAGAAGAAGATCAAAGATATTCTTAATGCAAAGGGGGCTTACTACACCATGCCGATCGGTACTGGTTATGGTGCGTCAGGTGTCCCCGACTTTGTGATCTGTTACAGAGGGAGGTTCATCGGGGTGGAAGCGAAAGCGAACGGCAACAAGCCAACTGCCCTACAAGAGAAACACATGTCAGCCATCCGATCACAAGGTGGTTTGACTCTCGTCATTGACGAGACGAACATTGATGCGTTAACGCGTCTATTGGAGCAGTTATGAATGAAGAAGATCGTAGCAATCTGCGTGACCTACACGCTGGCTTTGCGTTAGTTGGTTTAATCATGAGAGGAGGATTGTCAGACCAAATAACTCAGACTGCGTATGAAATCGCAGATGCTATGCAGGAAGCACGAGACCGACATAGTGTTGGTATCGTATCAATTAAACGCCAAACCAAAAAGGAGAAGGCAAATGAAACGCAATAAAGTAGAACAAGTTCGCACATTGTTAGAGCGCAACCCACGCATGAAAACCGCAGACGTAATGAAAGCTATTGGTGCTACCAAGTCGTACACCTATGTATTGATGAGCAAGGCAAGGGCGTCATATCAGAAACAATATGGCGAGTCCATTGAAGAGCGCATGATCAGACTAAGAGACATGGCAAAGCGTCGCGCTATTGCAAACCCAATAGCTAATTTACCCAAGGGTATGACTGAGGCAGAAGCGGAGGAGATTATAGCTGACGTGAATCAAGCTATTACCCAACATGACTCAGTAAATCACCCTGCGCACTACACCGCAGGTGGTATCGAGACAATCGATTTTATTGAAGCAAAGAAGCTTGGATACAACTTGGGTAATGTCGTGAAATACATTACTAGGTCAGGTCACAAGGGCAATCAGTTGGAAGACTTGCGCAAAGCACAATGGTATCTGACTCGTGAAATCAACTCGATGAAGTAAACCCCGAAGGCATGGTTCGCCATGCCTTTTTTTGTGTCTATACTTTTTGTTAAATAGCCTCCCATGACTCAGTGGGATGCTATTTTGAAACCAGTTATTAAAAGGAGAAAATCATGCTGACTGGAGTAGAGATTCTGTTAGAAAGAATGAAGACCAACCCCGAAGAGTTCATTGAGGGAGGGCTATCAAAATGGTCACGAGTGCTAGACAGTGGGTGGGCTGTCATGACTACGGAAGAACAGAAAGCGTTGCAGGACGGAATGAATGAAGCCAAGCGCGATCACTTCAATGGCGAGGTCATGCGTGTGTTATCGCAAGGTCACGATGATCAACTTGGGAGATCGACTAGTGGGAGCTACCCTTACGACGCTGGACTGTCAGGCACTATGCTTGGGACTTCTCAATCATTGACAGCACATATTAGAGATACTCTCGATCAGCAGTTTGATGAAGCCTACGCTAGAAAAGATAAGAAAACGATGCAGACCGCATCAAAGTTAAAAGGCATGATGAGGAAATAATGCCAAGACCAAAGCCCCCCGCACCCCTAATAGGTAGACAGATCAGACTATCCGACAAGCAGTGGTTGATACTTAACCAGCTTGGTGGTGCGGAATGGTTGCGAACACTCTTAGAGAAGAAAGCGCCATTCCCTGCGTCGTACTACAAAAAACTTTTAGAGAAACAAGATGTCACTAATAACGATTGACTTTGAAACCTACTACGATAGCAAGATTAAGCTAGGCTTCAAGCACCAAACAACCGAGGAATACATACGCGATAAGCGTTTTGAAGTTATCGGTGTGGGCGTGAAGGTAGACGATGAACCAACTGTCTGGGTATCAGGCGGTAAGGATAAGCTAAAAGAATTCTTAACGTCATTTGATTGGGGCAGCAGCGCGCTTCTGTGCCACAACACCCTGTTCGATGGAGCAATTCTTAGTTGGATCTACGGCATCACGCCCGCGTTTATGTACGACACTCTATGTATGGCGAGAGCGATTCATGGCGTTGAGGCAGGTGGCTCACTCAAGGCGTTGGCTGAACGCTACGAGATTGGCATCAAGGGCGAGGAAGTAATTGCCGCTGAAGGCAAGGCACGACTTAGCTTCACTAAAGAAGAACTTGAGCGATACGGAGAGTATTGCAAAAACGACGTTGATCTAACCCTTAGGCTATTCAAGATATTGTCGAGCGCGTTCCCTGAGAACGAGATGAAGCTTATTGACATGACTCTGCGGATGTTCACGCATCCAGTGTTCCTTGTTGATGACGCACTCCTGCAAGAGCGCTACGACGAACTCAAAGAGGAGAAAGAGCAACTGCTAGAAGGCTTGATGGAGAAGTTAAAATGTGAGACCGCAGAGGCGGTGCGTAAACGACTAGCCAGTAATAAACAGTTTGCTGAAGTGTTAGTCGAGCGCGGGGTTGAGGCTCCGATGAAAGAAAGTAAGACAACAGGAAAACAAACTTATGCGCTTGCTAAAAATGACGAGGGATTTCTTAAACTCACTGAGCATGACGACCCCTTCATACAACAACTCTGCTCAGTGCGACTCGGGACCAAATCCACAATCGAGGAGTCAAGGATTGAGAGATTCATCGATGTTGGAAAGCGCAACAAGGGACGCCTACCAATCCCACTCAAATACTACGGAGCGCATACTGGTCGCTGGGCAGGAAGTGATAAGGTTAACTTCCAAAATTTACCAAGTAGAGATAAGAAAAAGAAAGCCTTAAAGAATGCAGTCGTAGCGCCTGATGACCACATCGTTATCAACTGTGACTCTTCTCAGATTGAGGCGCGTGTCCTCGTCTGGCTGGCAGGGCAGGATGATGTGGTTGAGCAGTTTCGCAACGGAGAGGATGTCTACTCGCTGTTTGCAACCAAGATATACGAACGCCCCATAAGCAAGGCTGACCCAGTGGAACGCTTCGTGGGTAAGACCTGCATCTTGGGTTTAGGCTACGGGACTGGGGCATTAAAGTTACAGCACACGCTCAAGACGCAACCACCTGGCGCGGTCGTTACTGAAGACGAAGCTAAGAACTATGTTGATACATATCGCGATGCCAACGATAAGGTGATTAAGTTATGGCGCGATGGCGACAAGGCGATTGCTGACCTAGCCAACTGGGATGACAAACTCAAGCCTTATTACTACGGCAAGCACAAGTGCCTCAAGGTTACGAAAGATGGTATAGGTCTGCCTAATGGTCTTTCTATCCGATACCCAGACCTCAAGCTGGATACGTCAGAATCCAAGTCTCAGTATGTTTACAAGTCGCGCAAAGGTCCCGTGTCACTGTGGGGTGGGTCGCTAGTTGAGAACGTAGTTCAAGCCTTGGCGCGAATCATTGTGGGAGAGCAGATGATCAAGATCAACGAGCGTTATCGCGTTGCGCTGACTGTCCATGATGCGGCAGTGATCGTGGTTCCCGAAGCGGAGAAGGATGAGGCGCTTGCATATATCGTCGAGTGCATGTCTACGCCACCCGAGTGGGCTAGGGGTTTACCCGTAACTTGCGAAGCAAAGTACGCACAGACCTACGGAGAGTGTTAATATATGTCAAACAAAAGGAGACTTAAGATGGAGATTAAAGATGCCAATTAAAGACCCCGCCGCAAAAGCTGAATACATGAAAGCGTGGCGAGTCGCTAACAAAGACAAGGTGGCGGCGCATGGTAAGACGTATCGTGAAAATCATAAAGCGGAGTTAGCAGAACGAAAGAAGGCGTACGTTGAAGCCAACAAAGAGGCTACGAAAGCACAACAATACGCATGGCGTAAGGCTAACTTAGAACATGTAAAGGCGCGAGTAAAAGCCTATGGTGAACAATACCGCAAAGCTAACCGAGACAAAGAATACGCCAGACAGAAAGCATGGGTAGAGGCAAACCGAGAACACATAGCGGCGGTAACAAAAACTTGGCGCGAAGCTAACAAAGACTGCATAAAAGCGCGCATGGAAAAATACGCACCAACATACCGAGCCGCTAACAGGGAACGCTTTATGGCGTATTACAAAGCACGCAATCAAGCGGCACCCGATTCATACCTTATCCGAGGAGGAAAACCTAAACCCCCACAAGAGCTAATTGAAGCAATGAGAGTAAGTCTATTTATCAAACGCAAACTAAAGGAAATATCATGAAACATATCAGTGAACTAACAACAGAACTGTCCGCACTCTATGAGGGACTCAAGAACGGCACGATAGAGGCAAAGATTGCCGCCGAGATGAACAACACCGCAGGAAAGATCATCCATGCGCAGAGAGTGCAATTAGAGTATGCCGATCTCCGCAAAGAGCAACCCGACATTGCCTTCATGAAGACTAAAGCTAAACCAAAAGCATGACTTGGCCTTTCCCCCCATTCCCAAACCCCAAGGACACGGGCAACCGAGTCCCTAAGTTCAACCCTGATAACCATGAGGATGCACCGCTATGACTGATGACGACGATATTCAAGATTACGTTAGCCGCTCTGATTTGTATGTATCGCCGTCACAGCGTAATACAGTCTTAGAAGAAGTAGCCAAGGAGTTTGACAAGATGAAAGCCCTCGGTGATACAGCGGCAAGTTTTGCCGCATTTGTAAGGAATATGAAAAAATGAACTTCACATGGTCTTTCTCGTCCCTCAAGGACTACATCAACTGCCCAAAGAAGTACCAAGAGGTCAAGGTACTTAAGCGCTTCTATATTAAGCCGACCGCGCAGATGAACTACGGCAATGAGGTACACAAGGCTTGTGAAGATTATGTTGGAGAAGGCAAGCCTCTTGCCAAGAACTATCAGCAGTTCAAACCTGTGCTTGACACACTCATGGAGATTGAAGGTACTCGATTCCCCGAGCAGAGGATGGCTCTTGATGCTGAAGGTAAAGCATGTGAGTACGGCAAGGGCTACTGGGTGCGGGGTATCGTGGACTTGATGATCATCGACGGAGACACTGCGTTCATCGTTGACTACAAGACGGGAAGCAACAAGTATCCTGAGCCAAAACAGTTAAAGCTGATGGCGCTCATGGCGTTTGCCCACTACCCACAGATCAACCGAATCAAAGCGGGTCTACTCTTCGTAGTGCATAACAGTTTCATGACTGAAGAATATTCTAGGGATGACATAACAGAATTATGGGATGCGTTTTACCCCGATTTGCGTAGAATAGAAGCATCGTATACAAACGATGTTTGGAACCCCAACCCAACACCCCTATGCGGCTGGTGTCCTGTGAACACTTGCCCCCATCACAAGGAAAGATAATGGCTTACGTCAATAAACCCAGACCCTACGACAAAGAGTATCAGCAACAGAAGGCTCGTGGCGAGCATGAGCGTCGCATGGAGCGTCAGAAAGGGCGTCGCGCAATAGACAAGACAGGCTCCGACGCCAACGGCAACGGCAAAGCTGATAAGCGTGAAGGTAAGGATGTATCTCACGTTAAAGCCCTCGACAAAGGCGGCTCTAACAAGGATGGTCTGCGCATTCAAAGCGCGGCAAAAAATCGTTCATTCAAGCGTGACTCCAAAGGTAACTTGGTATCAGAGACAAGCAAGAAAGAACGTAAGAAGTAATCTCTACTGTTAGGCATGAGTGAGTAGGCTCAGGGGGTGTCGTTGATCTTGCAGTTGCTTGCCCCCTTTATAACCATGTCAGTTAAGCGGTGTTAGATCTCCCTCTCCTTTTGACACGTCCGGCTTGACCGACTTGCCCCCGTAAGGGGCTACGTTTTAACATAGTAAGGAATAGTATGAATGTAGTAGACGACACAGTTGTTCGGATGGTAATCCCATCTAGCGACTTGCAGTTTTTAGTAGGACACATAGACCGATGCGAGGTGCTGAAAGACGATGGCATAAACGCAGAAGTGGTGGTGTACTGGGGCGTACCCGAGATGCAACGGCTAGTGCGCGTCTATGGAGATGCTCCTAACCCAATGCTCAAAGAGTACGAGTGGCCCGGAATGTTTCAGCCGTTCGCTCACCAAAAAGTTACAGCATCGTTTCTCTCCTTACGAGACCGCTGTTTCTGTTTCAACGAAGCTGGCACAGGTAAGACCTCCTCAGTCATCTGGGCGGCAGACTACCTCATGCAGTTGGGGATAGTCAAACGAGTTCTAGTCGTCTGTCCCTTGTCCATCATGTACTCCGCTTGGCAAGCTGACATTTTCAAGACCGCCATGCACAGAACGGTCGGCGTAGCTTATGGAGATGCATCCAAGCGCAAGAAGATCATTAACGGAGAGTACGAATTTGTTGTCATCAACTTTGATGGGGTCAATATTGTTCAAGAAGATATTAGTAAAGTAGGGTTTGACCTAATTGTAATTGATGAAGCCAACGCATATAAAACAGTATCTACAAAACGTTGGAAGACCTTGGCTAAATTGATCACCCCCTCGACCCGCCTCTGGATGATGACAGGCACACCTGCCTCGCAGTCTCCACTGGATGCGTTCGGCTTGGCAAAGTTAGTCAACCCCGCTGGCGTACCCAAGTACTTTACTGCTTGGCGTGATCGTGTGATGCAACCTATCAGCAAGTTCAAGTGGATACCAAGGGCTATCGCCCAACAAGAAGTGTTCAGCGCTCTACAACCTGCAATCCGCTTTGAGAAGGCAGATTGCTTAGACCTGCCTGAGTTGGTGTATCAGACCCGTGAAGTGCCGCTGACGGCCCAGGTGAATAGATATTACCGTGAGTTAAAGAACCAACTGCTGATAGAAGCAGCGGGTGAACAGATCAGCGCTGTCAACGCGGCAGCCAAGCTGAGTAAGTTGTTGCAGTTATCGGGTGGAGCAATCTATACCGACGACAAGGAGGTGGTGGAGTTTGACGTGTCACCACGCCTGAACGCACTGATGGAGGTGTTAGATGAGACCAAGCACAAGGTGATTGTGTTTGTCCCGTTCCGGCACACCATCGTATTAGTCGCACGTCATTTAAGTTCACAAGGAGTAGCCAATGAAGTTATCAACGGAGATGTACCTGCAAGGGAGCGGTCTGAGATCATCAACCGATTCCAAACACAAACTGATCCAAGAGTTTTAGTTATTCAACCACAGTCCGCATCGCATGGCGTCACGTTAACTGCCGCAGACACTGTTGTGTTTTGGTCTCCCGTTATGAGCGTCGAGACATACCTGCAGTGCATAGCGCGTATCGACCGAGTTGGGCAGGTAAACAGCATGACAGTTGTTCATCTGCAAGGCTCTGAAGCTGAACGCAAGGTCTATCAGATGTTGCAAGGCAAGGTGGATTCGCACGAAAGATTGGTTGATCTGTACAAAGAGGAGTTAGGGATATGAGTGAAACTACTGAGTTAAATCTCGATGAATTAGTAAAAATATACTTGACAATAAGAAATGAGCGTGAGAAACTCAAGTCTGGTTGGGAAGTAAAAGATGGTGAGCTAGAGCAGGAGATGAAACTGCTTGAGCAATCTATGCTGACTGTGTGCAACGATACAAACGCAAGTAGTATCCGCACCGAAAGTGGCACAGTGATTCGTTCTCTCAAGGAACGATTTACTACAAACGACTGGGACAACTTTAAAAAGTTTGTTCTAGACAACGAGGCGATTGACTTGCTGGAGCGTCGTATCCATCAGGGCAATTTCAAAGAGTTCATGGCTGAGCATCAAGGAGAAGGTCTCCCGCCCGGCGTGAATGTAATGAGGGAGTTCACGATTGTCGTGCGCAAACCCTCCAATTAAGTTCAATTTAGTAACAGGAAAATTATCATGAGTAACGATCTCGCAACAATGTTCAGTGGTGCATTAACCCCTATCGCTGGTTTGGATGAAGACACACTTGCCGTAGCAGGTGGCGCTCGCCAAGGTAGCAAACGCATCTCCATCAAGGGTGGCGTGTTCCGCAAGTATTCTGGCGGTAAAGAAATTGGCGCGATTGAAGACCGCCACATGAATGTGATCTTTGTCAAGATGGCTCACAAAGCCTCCCGCATGTTCTATGACGCAACGTATCAAGAAGGTCAGAAAGTCAGCCCTGTGTGCTGGTCTACTGACTCAGAGAAGCCCGATGCAGATGTTAAGACTCCCTGCGCTTCCGCATGTATTGACTGCGACAAGTCAGCCAAAGGCTCTGGTCAAGGCGGTATGGGTACAGCTTGCCGCTTGTCATGGCGTACAGCCGTGGTCTTGCCTAACGATCCATCAGGCGATGTGATGCAGTTGGTATTACCTGCTACGTCATCGTTTGGTAAGGAAGACAATGGTCGATTCCCATTCCGTCCGTACATTCAGCATTTGGCTTCACACAACGTAAGCGCTGGCCGGGTGATCACTAAGATGGCCTTCGATACAAAATCTCCTACACCAAAGGTTGTGTTCTCACCAGCTGGTAAGGTTCCAGATGAAGACTTGCAGATCATTGCAAATCAAGCCAAGAGTCCAGCCGCAGAAGCCGCTATCAAGATGAACGTCTATCAAGCGGATAGCACAGGCGAAGTTGAAGTGCCTAGCCACCGCAACGAAGTCGTAGAAGACGAAGCACCGCCCGTCAAGGTCGAGTCTAAAAAAGCCACCTCATCTGAAGAGAAAGACATCTCAGACGTGGTAAAAAAGTGGTCTAAGAAATAAGGAATAGGAATGTCACGGACATACAGCGAAGCTTTTTTGATTGAGTTGCACAAGGCTAACCCCAACAGGGCTGGCATTGCATTGGCACTCGCTTGCGTGAATGCAAATCTCCCCGCAAAGTACGTAGCTAACGCGTTAGAAGTAACTCGCATGACGGTCTTTAGTTGGTTCCGTGGCAAACCCTTGCGCCACAACAACCTTGTTAAGGTTGAGACATTGACTGACCTGATTGAGAGTGACACCGCCAAGGGACTTCTTCCAGCAAAGAATACCGCAACGGCTAAAGCGTACCTTGAAGATATGGTTGGGAGAAAATTTGACTAAATAAAAATCGGGGGGAAAGCTGCGTAATGCTTTTTGAAAGCTTGCAGACGAGCGGTTAGTACCCCCACCCATTCACCGAGCGGGCATAGTCCCGCTCTTTTCAACTCTGGCGAGACATGTTAAAACAATTCTACGAGAAAGCATTGCCTACGCAGGGTGTCTATTGCATAACAAGCATTGGGACTGACAAAAAGGTTTCAAACAAATTTGCAGAGACACTTGACGACGTATTTGCACAGATAGAGACGTTCAAGAAAAAGGGAGTCAACACTTTCGTTGCACTTGGAACGTTTGAGGGCTATAGCAGGAAAGCAGATGACTGCCTCTTCGTGCGATCATTCTTCATTGACCTAGATGTCGGTGCAGAAAAAGATTATCAAACAAAGGGCGACGCACACACGGCGCTCTACAAACTAGTTGGGGAGACTGGGCTACCTGACCCAGTAGTGATTGACTCAGGCGGCGGGGTTCATGCCTACTGGATCATGGATGAGGACATCCCCAAAGATGAATGGAAGCTAGCCGCTGAGAAATTCAAAGCGCTATGCCTCCAGCATATATCTATTGACCCAGTAGTTACCGCAGACGCCGCTCGTATCATGCGCGCACCTGACACGCTTAACTACAAGTTTGATCCACCAGAGCCAACGTCAGTTGTTAGCGATGAGGTCTTTGCTTATAGCTGGCAAGAGTTCAAAGAGTTCTTGGGCGTAGAGCCTGTTGCAGAAGCCGAGCCGCTTACAGAAGAACAACTCACTGCTCAAGACATCCTTGCAAGTATCCCCAAGGGTATTGACGACGACACTAAAGAAATTTTAAAGCTAGATAACTTTGCAAAGTCATACGAGGTATTGAAAGAGAAAAGTTTAGCGGGAGAAGGTTGCGCACAAATTAAATACGCTTCTGAAAATGAAGCCAATTTAGAAGAACCAATGTGGCATGCGGTAATAGCCATAGCTAAATTTTGTGATGATGGCGCAACCGCTATTCATGAACTATCTAAACCCGATCCAAGGTACACATATGCAGAAACAGAAAATGTCGCAGCTCGCGCTCCTGCTCCGAGAACCTGCGAGTGGTTTATCAAAGACTTCCCCAGCCGATGCGAGGGATGTCAGCACAGAGGAAAGATTACTAGCCCAATTCAACTTGCAAGAGTCTTTAAACCAGCCGCTGCGCCAAATAAAGAGGACGCAGTTTGGGAAGTCCCGAATACCCAAAAAGTTCCTGATTTCCCCGACTTCATGACTCCATTTGTGCGTGGACAGAATGGCGGTATCTATTTTGTTCCTGCACCCAAGACCGACAAGCAAGGCAAGAAACATCAAGACGATCCTATCTTGATCTTGGCGCACGACTTGTTTCCCATTAAACGCATGGTGAGCCCGCACGATGGCGAGTGCTTGCAGATGCGTACGATTCTTCCGTTTGACGGGGAACGCGAATTCCTCCTGCCCATGAAGCAGGTGTACGCCAAAGAAGCGCTTAAGGCAATCATGTCCAGCAATGGAGTTTTCTTCGCCTCACACCACGATCAACATCTTATGAACTACATCATCAAATGGGGACAGTATCTCCAGACAACTGACAAGGCGCTACAGATGCGCATGCAGATGGGCTGGACACAAGACCGCACAGACAAGGAATGGGACAAACGAAGTTTTGTTATAGGCAAGAAAGAAATTACCCACACCGGTGAAATCATCGAAGCCCCATCGTCTCCATTCGTTCGTGGCCTATCACGCCACATTACTCAGAACGGAACCTTTGCGCGTTGGCGTGAGTCGATTGATTATTTAAACAAGCCACAGTTTGAACTACATGCCTTTGCCGCGATGAGTGGTTTTGGTTCCCCCTTGATGTGCTACACATCTACATCTGGCGTGGTGATGAGTTTGACTGGCAAGTCAGGCAACGCCAAGACAGGTGCGATGTATGCAGGGCTTAGCGTGTTTGGACACCCTAAAGACTTGAGTGTGGTGGGCGCTACAGATAACGGCTTAACAGGTCGCTACCTTGGTTTGCACAGCTTGATGTTTGGCCTTGATGAAGTAGGCGACAAGAAGCCTGAAGACTTGGGGCAGTTGATTCACAACGTGTCGCATGGCAAAGCCAAGATTCGTATGCAAGGTTCAGTCAACGCTGAACGGGAATACGAGATGTCTGCATCATTGACTGCATTGTTAACATCTAATCACGGTATATATGGCAAGTTAGAAGCCCTCAAAATGAATCCTGACGGTGAAGCCGCACGTCTGATCGAGTTTGAAGTCTTTCGCCCAAGAATATTGGATCACGACGCCAAGCTTGGCGAATACATCTTTGATGCGTTCAAATACAACTACGGGCATGCAGGGCCAATATTCATTCAACACATCTTGAAGCAAGGCGACAACTATGTGATGGACAACATTGCCAAGTGGGAAGATAAATTCTTAACTGACTTTGGCAACTTTGCAGAGTATCGGTTTTACAAGAACTTGGTCGGCACTAATCTTGGCGGCGCAAGTATGGCTAATCAAGCCAATATCACTGCATGGGAGCTTGACCGCATCTATCACGAAGCAGTTTTAAAGATGATTGAGATTAGAGACAATGTTGTAAAGGTTAACCGCACTGACTATCAATCTGTGCTGGGCGACTTCATCAATAAGAACATGGGCAACATTCTTGTACTCAAAGATGGCAAAGTCACTATGGAGCCACGGGGCCAGATTGTAGGGCGCATCGTCAGCGAAGAAGGTCTCTTGCAAGTATCCAAGACTGAGTTCAAGAAGTTCTTGGCGGAGCGCAAAATTGGCAGCCGTGAGTTTGAGTTTGATATGCGGGATAAAAAGATTCTTGTAGACGACAAGAAGGGACGCCTTACTACTGGGTGGAAGTCAGCGATCAGCACCGATCCTGCATATCTCTATTGGTTCAAGACTGATATTCCAAACGACTTGTTTAATGAATCCGAGTGACATCAAAGAACCTGAGTGGATTTTTCCATTTGATGCAATGGAGGTGGGGGAGAGTTTCTTCATCCCCACCTTGCGCCCTGCCGAGATAATTTACGCTCTAGAAAGTGGAGCCAAGCGCGCCGAAGTGAGAGTCAAGTGCTATGTCACGCACAAAGACAATCACCTTGGAGTCCGCGCTTGGCGCATCCGTTAAGGCTCTAAACCAAGCGCTTTGAACTGCATGACCATTTGGTGTTTAAGCATATTCTGCTCAAGTGTAATGATCTTCAAAATTTGATCACGCTGTTTAGGAGCCAGACCTCGCATGTTACGAATCTCTGTAGCCTGCTGGCGCAGTGCATTTAACTCGCCCTGTTTGGATTGATACACTTCAACGATGCTTGGATGAAGCGGATTCTTAGTTATGTACTTAGCGTACACAGTTGGGTCATCTTTCTCCATTGTGACTAAGCGCTTGTCAATCTCTTTGATTTTCTCTTCAACCTTGCCGTACTCGCGTGAGTCAACGTTGGTCTTAGCGCCGAAGAATGAGCCGAACAACGGAATGTCATTCTTGGGATTGAATTCTTTTGCGCCTTTGTCTAGGTTTGCCCAGTTGTATGTAAGCTCGCCAATTTTAGCCACGCCGTCTAAATAACTATTAGCAAAGAAATAGATTGTGTTAGGGCTAATGTCACCGGGTACTCCAGCAAAACCTTCGCCTCCAGTTTTTCTAAACCACCACTTTGCTGCATCCTTATAAACTTCAGGGATGCGGTCACTGCCAGTAAACGCATCGCCCATACGACGCTGAGATGCGCTGTTAATTGCCTGACCAATACCGTTTTTGTTAGAAATAAATTCAACAAAAGGACGCAATACAGTTGGTGCAATTGAGTCAACAAGCCAGTGTATAGGTGAGTCCGTAACCGGAATCTTAGACATTGGCAGTGGCAAGAACGAGTCAGGCAAGATCGTACCAACGATGTTACCCAAGCCTTCTTTAATAGAAGCGTTGCCAATTGTCATCCCGGCAATCTGAGCACCTGCGGCGGCAAACGCCCCCAAGCCAAATCCCCAAGGAATCTGAAACACAACATCCTTACCAAGAC